GTTCTGGGCCCTTGGGGTCTGAGAGCTTTGGTGAGAGCGCCCTGGGGCTCTCGTGAGGGGGGCGGGTCCATGCCCGTCCCATGGGTGATGGTGGCCGGTGTTCCGGCCGCCTGAACTTTGGACGGGCATTGGCCCGCCTGCTTTCTTCCTCCGACCCTTGCCCGGATAAAGGCTGTGGAAAACGTGAAGGTACATGAGATGGCGAACACTACTGATACACCTGCAATGAAAGTAGCTATGGCTAAAGTAGAGGAGCGTGCGGCGTCGAAAGGCGGCTATATGAGTTTGTCAAAGGCATTGCAACTCGTAAAAGCTGGCGCCACAGCCTCCGATCTCGTGTCGAGTCCCCTTCCCGTACGAAGACCGGCTAAAGATACGTCTGAGAATGATCGCTGTCACGACATGTTCGCGAACGTGATGGAGATCCCGTTGCTCTTTAAGGGCACCTATTGCACTGAGCTAACTTGGAAGGTGCAAGGGCGCCCCAGTGAAGAGACGATCAGGCAGATGTTTGTCGGCAAGCGATGTTTCACCCCTGTGGAGGGTATCCAGAGAGACCCCTTAGACCCCCACTTTAAACAGGGAGGTGGAAAAGAGAATATTTGCACGGTTGTGCACGCCACTCGGCTGATGAAGCAGAATGGTGATGCCTATATGCGAATCGCGCAAGGCGACGAAGAGCACTACACTCCTGCAGAAATGCAGCAGGCTCGTGAGTGGTGTGCAGAAGCCCGCAACTTCGTTGTGACGAATGGCCCTATGATTTCTTGTTTTCAACGGCTGGTCCATGCCGTGTCAACTACGACGAAACCATTAGGCCGACTCTACATAGAGCCCGAAACGGTGGAAGCCGTTTGTGCTATGCTTCCTTGGAAGGCAACAAATGTCCGGGAGATGCAGGGTAGGATGCCAGGCGAGTTTGAGTGGCTCGTCTTGAATCTTAATTCTTCATCCGGGTTCCCGTGGGACAAGCCTAAGAAGGAGGTGCTGAAGGAAGCCTATGAAGCTACAGCCCAGCTCATAAATGCCGTGCGTGATGGAACTGTGCAGCAGCTGTTAGCTAAGCACCATCAGTGGATGCTTGTCAAGCTGATGAATAAGCTGGACAGGTACGACGCTCGTGATATTCTTAAAGCCCCTGAGAAAGGGGTGATTCGGCAGTACTTTGTGTACCCTTTCCATTGGGTCATGTTGTTTTCTGCAGTGAATCAGAATGTCAGCCAGGCGATGGTCGGATTTTGGGAAGACCCTGCTAGCTTTTCCGCACATGGATTTGCGTGGCAAGAGGGAGGCCCTCAGAGGATCATAGACTGGATACGTGCGTCTGTGGCCAAAGGCCCAGGGATCTATGGAATCGCGTACTCAGACGACCAGCTCTGGGTAGTTGTGACTAAAGATGGTAAGGTCTACATCTTAGCACCTGATATCAACCGAATGGACTTAAACCTTGTAAACTTGGTTGGTCGCCTGTACTATGAGTACGGCAGCCGAGTGCTTCAAGGGAAGGTTGATAAGACGTGGGATGCGATTCTCCGCCTACAGTGCAAAATGGCATTCACCTGCCCAGTCATTCTGGAGTACGGCATGGTGATGCAGACGGAGAACTTCTTGCATAGCGGGGTCCCTGGGACCCCAGAGTTCGACCAAGTTGCCTCAGCGGCTGCCTTCCACACTATGAAGAAAGTAGTTGGGCAGCCAGAAAATTTGGCAGACGCGAAGCAGAGGCTACAAACTGGGTTTGGAGTGTGGATGCAGAAGTACGGATTAACAGTGAAACCGTACGAACTCCACCTTGCAACTGCAGAGTTGGCAGACCCGACCACAGAGGAGTTCATTACACCATGGTCTTTCTTAGGAAAGCACCTGATGTTTGAACCTCGAGTGGCGGGCTGGCTGCCTCGAAGCGACCCGGTTCGGTGTATCGCGTCTATTTTGGCGCCTAAGTCCACGCAGTTCGGCAACGCGGGGATTAGAGCGCAGATGCAGCGTGTGCGACAGATAGTCGCGGCTGGAGGATTTTCCATACCACAGGTGTGGAGGTCTATGCAGTCGTGGTATCAAACCTGCAGGGTGTCTCTAAAGCTCACACCCGCGGATCCATTTGAACCCGCAGATCAAGAACTTATTGAGCCTGCCGTCGATTTGGAACTTGCCGTTAGCCTTCAGGGCCCGGAGTTCCCATCGTTCATTGAATGTTGTAACTTGTACATGCCCCCACATCGTCGTGTAGATCTCCGCACTATGGTTCCTACCATTGCAGGAGTGGCACGAGAGCAAAAGGGTGTGATCAGTGCAGCTACTCTCGTCAGCTCGTTGTTTGACGAGAGCACTCTGTTTGAGACCACTGGGAAGTGGGCTGATTCGAGTGAAGCTCCGGCTAGTGTGTCTGGTGATGCAGGTGCGTCCAATATTGCACCTCTCCCCACGACTAGCGCGGAGCGAATGGGCCGAGCCCGGCCCAAAACTGCTGAAGAGCAGAAGGCAGCAGACGAAGCTCGCAGAATTCGGTTCCTGAACCGGATGGAGCGAATTCGATCCGGTGCGTGGAATGTCTTGAAAGGCAAACCAGGTACCGCAAAGAAGGGGCGTGCGCTCCTTGGTGAGAAGGGAAGGGCTTTTGTCGCCGCCTTTGTTGATGAACAGGCGGACAATGTCGACGAAGAGCTTGCTCCCGTCCCACCTATGGAGGCATATGTAGGCGTAGAGGAGGAGCTGGCGTCGTTTAACGATGAAGCCATGGCAGACGATTACTACGCTGACCTCGAATACGAAGCTGAGCAGACCGCGGGCCGCCGCCGGAAAGCTCTGACATCAGCTTTCGAATAGATTCTCGGGGCCTTAGGGCCTCTTAGTGCGGCGCCCTTTATCGGGACCGCAGGCCGCGGTGCGACTCATAATCGCATGTAAGCCAGTGGGTATATAAATCTGTATAAGATTTACAGCCTCCGATCTCAAGCCGGAGGAGGAAGATTTATAAAGCTGAGAAACACTCTCTTTCACGCTATGGACAAGCAAAACGCAAATGTCCTTAAGACTGTCGTCTTGGCGGCAAAGAAAACCCCGAAGCCTGCCGCAAAGAAGAAAACTGCCCCGCGCGGGGGCGTAAAGTCCGAATCGGTGGCTGCTGCTTACAGCAGTGGTCTGAAGACTTACTTTAAGGTCCGACCTGGACCCAAGAAGTTCAAGGATTCGATCATTGTGAATGGGCTTGATTATCTCGAGGATGTCAAAATGCCAGGCGCCACACCAGTGCCGGGGCAGGTTCTCACCGAGATCTACCTCAACCCTACAGAGTTTGGCGGCACCCGCTTTAATCAGTACGGAAAACTGTACGAGAAGTTTCTGTTCACTGACTTCAAGGTGCACTACATTCCAGGAGTAGGCACCGCGAAGAGCGGTTCACTGATTCTGGCTCATGATCGCGACATATATGACAACACACCACCGACCGGCCTAGCGGGCGTCCGTGAGTTGCTGTCAATGGAGGATGCCGTGTCTGATTCTGTGTGGAAGTCGTTCAGCATGAGGTGCCCCTTGGAGATGCCCGATGTTGGATATTTCACGTCCCCTAACGGTGTTGATGACCGATTAGCGTACCAAGGACAGGTGTACTGTGCTGTCCTAGGAGTCCCTGACGCTACCCTCAACACCTCGCTTGGAAGTTTGGCTATCGAGTACGAAGCTGTCTTATTTGTGCCCCAGAATGAAAATTTTGTGGTGAACAATACGTATTCCGCCAATCTCTCAACTGGGTTCAGTGCAGCGGACGCGCTGAAACCCTTTGCTGGAGTTAATGCTCCGGTTGTCGCTGCAACCAATTCTCCTGATATGACAATATCTTTGGTGAACGGCATTGCTACTGCCTTCTTGAAAGAAGGTTTGTACTGGTGGCATAACAAGGCGGTTCAAAACCAGGCGGGGGCTGTGAACGTGGGTAGTCCTAACCCCGTGTCTCTAGCTCCTGTTCCGGCTGCCGCTCCACAGCCTCTCACAAAGGTGCTGTCTGTCGGAACTGCTTCTGCTGTAGGAGATTCCGCTATGCAGGACTGGTTGCTGGACATTCCACGTGGTGGGTGTTCAGTGACTCAGCCTTACACAACTTCTACAGGCCTCACGGGAAACCCTGGCCAAAGCCTGATCGTCACTCGACTAGGCGGCTATCTGATGCAGGATGCTTTCAACAACATGTATTCGTAGCGTGGAAACACTCTCAATTAGAAAACACACACACTCTCAGGCCACGAAAGGGGCCTAAAGTCCTTTCACCAACCTAAGC